AGCGTAGCCCAGTTGCGCAGCCGCCAGCGGAGCTGCGGCCGACACGTTGGCCAATGCTGAGTCAGGCCAACCCACGAGTTCAGCCGGGAGAGGAGCCGGTGGACCGACGTTGTTTCCTGTCGACAGCGTCTTGCGTTGATAAAGCATCTATGAAATCCTCGTGGCCGTGCCGTTGGCGGTGAAGGTGTGGACGGTGTGCAGGCCTGAGTATGAAACATTGCCCCCAGACCAAAGCTGCGTGCCGGTCAAGTAGCGGAAAACCGCGATCCCGGCGTTCCCATACTCGCCGAACAGAGAAGGGCTTTCCTGAGGACGACCGCCTCCACCGCCACCGCCGTATCCAAACGCAGGAGCGCCGCGTCCAACAGAGTGGTGTCCGCCGGTTCCGCCTCGGCCATACTCTACGGGCGATCCTGTAAAGGACGAAAATTTGCCGACGCCACCGATGCCGGGTGCTCCCGAAGTCGCGTTTGCGCCTGCGCCGCCAGATCCGCCTCCACCGCCCCCACTCAGGATGGAAGTGTAGTTTGCGAAGGATGTGCCTCCCGGGAAACCGCCAAGAATTCGGCCCGGTATCCAACCATCTCTTGAAAGACCAGCAGCATTAAACCCTGTCGTCGAAAAAGTGCTCTCGTAGCCAGACTGATACCAACCAGCGCCAGCCCCGCCTCCGCCGATGGCTCTGAGGATCGAGCCGAATTTAGTTTGGCCGCCATGTTGGGCAAAGTTGAAGCCGGGTGCGCCATACGGAATTCCGCCGGCACCGATCTCAATCAGATAGGCTCCGACCGGAGGCGCAACAATCTCTGCTTCGAGGACTTCTCCACCGCCCCCGCCGCAAGAGCAAATTCCCGGAAAGAACTCAGTTATGTATCGTCCCGAGTCTCCGGCACCGCCTCCGGCGACCAGCAGCACCTGGATCGTCGGCGTCGCGGCCCCGCCAACCGGGCTAAGGCCCAGCGGCCCGCCAAGCTGTCCTCCAAGTTTGGCTTGATTGGCCATCAGAAGTCAGCGCCTTCGACGGTGAACACGAAGCCGGTCCCAGCAACCCCGGTGGCGCCATAGAGTTTCTCGCCAGCAGCCAGGATCATCGGGTTGGCGTCAGAGTAACCGAAGTCGACCGGTTCCTGGCCGACCGTCTGAGCCACCGTGGTCGCCGGCATGGTCTTCGACCGGACGAAACGCTTGGTGGTGCCCGTTCCATCGTGGTCCCTGAACAGCTGCATCTCAGCAGCCGTGGTGGTCGCGCGGGTGACAACCGAGGCCCTAGAGACCCTCGAACCATTGGCGCCAGCCGTGTAGATCACGACAGCATTTGCCGGTGAGTCGGTGTAGCCGGTGTTGGCTGCTGTTGCGACGCCAGAGCTGGACTTTGGGGTCTGAGGGGTGACGACCTTGTTTTGAGAGACGGGCATTTGCTGGTCCTTTTAGAAGCACAGAGCGAGGGTGATGGCGAGATCCTGCCTTGCGGCCTGATCAGAGGCGTAGTCGGTTAGGTCGGCTGTCGATGTGGCGCCTGTGGCCGTCAGCGACACAGTCCAATCTGTGTACGTGCCTGTCCCGAACACATTCGTCACATTGACGGTCATGGAGCCGGTGGTCGAGTTGTGCGCTGTGATGACACCGGACATCCTGGTGGCCGGGTCCGAGGTCCTGGCGATCACAGCAGACTGGCCAACAGAGAATTGCTTGCCGGTCTGGATGGTGAAGGTCTTTGAGGCCACGGTGACAGGCAAAGACGTTGTGCTTGTCGCACTCGTCCCAGGAGCGTTCAGCGCTGAAGAGGCGGACGCAGACGCAGCTGCAGCCGATGAGGACGCTGCGCTGGCCTGCGCTGAAGCGGTCGAGGCTGAAGCGGCTGCAGCGACAGCTGAGGCGTCAGCCGCCGCAACGTCAGCGTCCATCGCTGGACCCAGGCTGTCCATGTAGGTGCCGAGCGAATTTGCCTCGGTCCTGAATGTCGGCAGCGCACCCAGAAAGGCGTCGGCCTTGGAACTGAAGTTGTCCGGGTCGTCAGAGCGAGATGGGACAGGAGGAAGAGCAGAGATCGGTGGCGCCGGCATTACACTAGTCCCTCAACGTCGATGCTGCATTCAGAGATGCTTGGGTTTGACAAGACAATGGTGAACGACTTGAAGAAGCCATAAACGACGGTCTCAGGCCGGTTCGGATCAGCGACGTAAACTGTCGGCGTTGTGCGCAAGTCGGCAAGCGTTTTCTGCACCGCAGCGGCGTATCTCGTCTCGATCGTGACGTCATAGTCTGCTCGCTTGCTGAAGGCACGCGGCGTGATGATGGTGTTGCCGAAAGCGTCCCTGTCCTTCCGGCTGTAGTCCTGGATTGAAACACCAGTGCCGAAGTTGGCGACCCCGATGCTCTTTTGCCGACCCATCACCACCTCGCCGCACTTGGCCTGAGACGCACCGGCATCGATCGTGAACGCCAGCGTCCCGTCCATGTAGTTCGGAAGCGGTGCGAAGATCATGTCTGACCGGTAGACGATCTCCTCGAAGAAGTATGAATACCAGTCGTTTATCAGCGTGTTGTCTTGCAGCGATCGCGTCTCGTTATACACAATGCCTTCGACCGGGTCCGTCATAGACAGAGAGATCTCGGTTCCGGCCAACCCGAAGAAGGCAACAGCGTTCACGAAGGTCCCAGGGTCAATGCTGACAGCGATCGTCCCTGTGCGAACAGTCTGGCTGCTGATCACCTGATCGAACATCTTGTATCGGTTGGTGGCTCCGAGGTCCAGCCAATGAGGAGGGTCATCCAGCGCACCAACGGGAGGGAGGAGGTTTGTGTTGTTCAGCAGACACTCATAAACGCGATGATCGTAGATCACCATGTTCCCGGGATGGTAATTTGTAGAAGAGTTCCAGGCAGCAGCATCCGTCTCAGGCACGTTGGTGGAGGTGAGTTTTGCTGGCGTCACTGTCTGAGGGACGATGATCTTCATTATGCGAGCACCCTTATCTCAGGCATCCCGTCGCTGTCCCAGCGCGAGAAGATGTCGTAGGTCTTCGCTGTGCTCTTGGCGACGGTGTACATCACGCCGTTCATGTCGTCTCTCAGCGCGGTCACCTCGCCTGAAAGGACGGTCACAGGGTCATTTGCGGCAGCAGACGGGTCATAGGTCTGAGACGAAGAAACTGTCGATGTGGTGACAGACGAGACTGAAGACAAACCGTCTGACGCCCTTGACTCATTGATCATGCGCAAGATCGCTGTGACGATTTCAGACGAAGTTTGCTTGGTCACCTCGATCAGAGAAGCAAAACCGGCCTCTTGGATCTGCTGGATGACAGCCTCGCGTTCAGCACGCGCCGCCTCGACCTGAGCAATCGCGTCAGCCACAGAAAGGACGCTTGTGTTTAGATCGATCACAGCCGAGACCTGGTCGGTCAGAGCTTGCTTCTGCTGCTGAGCAAGTTCGTAGGCAGCTTCAGCAGTCTGGAGGTTTTTGATAGCGTCTGCCACAGACACAAAGGAGTCGTTCAAATCGATCAGGCCTGAGACCTGGTCGGTCAGAACTTGTCTCTGTTGCTGAGCAAGTTCGTATGCTTCCTCGGCGGTCTGCAAAGCCTTGATGGCGTCTGCCACAGACACAAAGGACTCGTTCAAATCGATCAGGCCTGAGACCTGGTCGGTCAGAGCTTGCTTCTGCTGCTGAGCAAGCTCGTATGCTTCCTCAGCGGTCTGGAGGTTTTTGATAGCCTCTTCGACAGTCAAAGTCTTCTGACCCAAGTCGATCAAAGCCGAAACTTGAGCGTTCAGCGCTGTCAGCTGAGCCTCAGCATTGCTGACCTGCCTGCCGGCGACGCCAGCGACAGCATCCGTTTGCACCCGCATTGACGCGAGCTGACGGAGCATGGACATCCGGTCTGTGGCCGTCTCCATGATTTGATCTTTTAGCTTGGCTCCGACCTCAGGCAGAGCCGCCATCGCTTCAGCGTTGCCGAGCCTGCCCAAAGACACCAATGAGTCGAAGCGCCTTCTCAAGTTTATTGCGTAAGCTTCTCCGCCAGAGGCTTGAGCCAAGCTCGCCGAAAACGCTAGGAGGCCAGACTGAAGTTGGCGGAACGTGTTGGCTGTGCTGTTGAGAGCCTGAGCCTGATTGCTGTAAGCTTGCTTAAGAGATTCAACTGCATTGCTCCGGCCGGACAAAGCAGCCTCAAACGACTGCATCTCGCGGTCATAAGCTTGCCTTAGCGCCTCTGAGGCATTGCTCCGGCTGGAGGCTGCTGCTTCAAGCGCTTGCAGCTCCCTTTCGTAAACTGAGCGCAGAGCGCCTTCTGCGGAGGAAACATTCTGGTCTAGTTGTGAAAGAACGTCTTTCAACTTGCCAGAGGCTTCATTCATGACACTCGCAAGCGTCTCCGTTGCCTCGACCACTTCGAGCTCTTTGACCTGAAGCGTCTCAAGAACGTCGAGGCGAGACGACCACAAAGCGAATTGTGTGGCTGTGATGTAGCCTTCGTCAGCCAAAGCCTTCAGAGAGTCTCTGGTCTCCTGTTGAGAGCGTGTGAGCTTCATCAACTCGTACTTCTGCGGGTCAGACAACCGAAGGATCTCGTCCTCGATCTGTGTGCCCAGCATCTGAGCCTCTTTGTATTTCTCCAGAGCGACCAGAAGCTCATCAAAGCCCTTGCCAGCAGCACGCATGGAGTCAACAAACTTCTGCTGACCCTCGTCCAAGAATGTGGCGCCTTCCAGAACGGCCTGCAAAGCCACCTTGACCGCGTCTCCGGCGTCGGCGACAGCAGACCTGACCTCTCTGCCACCGTTGAGGAATATGTGCGTCAGGTCCCTGGTGCCGATGTCGATGGCGGTCACCGTCGTGCCCAGAGTTGCACCCAGCTTGGCGAGAGCCTGTTGGCCAGCGATTATGCCCTTGGAGGCGGTCTCAGCTAGCTGGGTCGTCTGGTCGTTGCGCTTAGATCCACCGATTGAGAAGTTGTCTCCGTTGATTGTCGAGATGGCGGCATTGTTGGAAGGCTTCGAGCCTCCGAAAGCTGCATACAACCCGAGGCCTGCGGCGATGGCCCAACCGACAGGACCACTCACGGCGAGGCTTGGCATCAGGGTGCCAAGGGCGGACACCATTTGGGCACCGGCAGCGAAACCGCTTAGACCCTTGCCGAGCTTGCCGCCAACCATAGAACCCACTGTACCGGCCACGTTGCCAGCCGTTCCCAAACCGGCCTGGCCTGGGCTCATGCCGGAGGCAACCATGTCGCCATAGCTGGTCTTGATCGACTTGACAGCCTTGATCGCGGCTGAGACCGCACCCGCCCAGTTTCTGTCTGCGATCGCATAAAAGACGTCGTCAACCGCATCGCGCGTCACCTCGAAGGCGTCGGCCATCTTGTCGGCCATCGCCTCAAGGTCAGAAGCGAAGCCGATCGAGGAGTTGACTGTTCCTTTCAAAGAGTCATCAATCGCCTTCAAGCCTCTGACATTGTCAGGGATTGTTTCGACCATGCGCTCAAGTTCATTGTCCAACCGACGAATCACGTCGTGCATCTGCTCGGCGCTGATCATTCCGAGCTCGAAGGCTCGACGCAGAACGAGAACAGCTGCGGCCGCATCCCTGGCTGCACGCTCGGCAGGGTTGAGAGTGCTCTCTATTAGACGCTCAAGCTCATCGGCCAAGTTTGAAACTTCTTGGGAGGCTTGGCGAGCGGCAGAGGCAACGTCGCCCTTGGCCTTGGCGTTTCGCTCTGAGACGATGGCTGCAGCCTCGTTAGCCATGCGATCTTTGGACGCGGCGATTATGTTTTCGCTGATCGCACCACCGAGCCTCTTGGCCTGCTGGTAGGCAGAGGTGTATCCCGAGGCGATAGAAGCGGATGTGTTTTTAATGACGTTGGCGTTTTCGTTCGCCATGCGCCCAAGCTTCACAGCCTCAATGGTTGAAATCCGCAAGCCTGAGCCGGTCGCCGACATCACGGTATTCGCAGCGCCCACCAGGACGTTGATGCCAGACACAACGCGGTTGATCATCGTCTCAACAGCACCGACCACGCCGTTGACAGCGCTGACCGCGATGCTGCTCATGATGCTCGGGAAGTTTTGCCACAAGGTCTTTATGGCGTTGAAGGACCCAGCATAGTAGGCATAAATGGCGGCTGTTGTTTTCAGCGTCACGTCGCCGACCACCTTCATAGCCTTTGACCAAAACTCACCGATCGCAGCGAACACTTTCTGGAGGTTCAGCGCGTCTGAGATGGTCTTGCCAATGCCACGGAAAACGTCCCCAAGGGTGACACCGGTGGAGCTGAGCTGCTTCATCTCCTCTGTGGTCAAGCCCAGGCTGTTGGCGTAGGCGTCCAGTTCGCCTGTGCTCTTGACCGTCGCCTGGAAAGACTTGAGCGCAGCATAGGCGAGGGTCGCGGCTGCAGCGATGCCCAGCAGGATCGGGTTGGTCAGAGCTGCGGCGACACCAGCAGCGGCCAACCCTACCACAGCACGCGCGAGAGCCATGACGCCGACACCAGCTTGCATCATGATGCCGGCGATCTGCGTCCCCTGCTGGGCAAGGATCTGCAAAGGCTTCTGGCCACTCATGATGCTGACGAAGATGTCTTGCAGCTGGAACCCGAGGTTCAGCATGTGGTAATGCGCGATCTTGGTAGACCCGGCAACCGCACCCATTGAAGCTGCAGCAACAGACTGAGCTGTGTGTGCTTGGCGCATCGCGTCTGTCATCTGACGCGTGCCAGCGTTGGCTCTGTTTGTAGCGTTGCCGAGGCCACCGACCGCCGCCTCAGCTTGGACGGCGGCAGAACCCATGTTCTCAAGGTCGGCCTCGGCCTTCTTGACCTCGGTGCTATCGACCTTGATCCTGAGGTTTGCGAGGTCAGTCATCTTGCTTCCCGGCGTGCGACCTTTAGGTTATCGCTGATACTGCGCCAAGTGGAAAGTGCTATGGCTGTAAAGCATTAACCTTTTCTGCCCAGTCGGACATTGCGTCTGAGATGCTTTTTGCTCTCTCCTCGTCCAACAACAACTCTGGAGAAACCCAAGGTGCTGGGCAGCTTGTTGATCTTGCTTGCACCAACATTGCTGCGTATTCTTTTGAAAGCCTTACCAACATCAAGCAGTCCCAGGAAGACAAGCAGACGCCTTGATTGCGCTGCCAGTTTGCGATCCTGGTATCGCACAAGGGTGTGGGTCTGCTTTCAGACGAGAAGTCGACTGGGCCGATCTCAAACAAGATCTCGACTAGGTAGTTGCCCGCAGGCACAGGAGGGAGCTGATCGCCCTTGCTGTGCCTGCGGGGTTGGTTGCTCTTTTCAGGGACTGTGTTCAGCCAAGCAGCCTGTCGCACGAATGTCGAGAGCTGCTCTTCACACTCAGCGAAAAAAGTTGGCGCGGCCGGAAATGAATTCCTGCGCCTGCTCCTTGATCCACTGCCACTCGGTGTAGACCTTGCGAGCGTTTTCCGGGTTCAGCTTCAGCTCTTTGCCTTCAAGGGTGAAGCCTGTCCAGCCGATGGTCAGCTTGACCAGGTCGTCGATCGTGTCCTCAGCGAGCTTGGCCGGGTTGGTCTCGATCGCTGACTTGCCCTTGGACACACGCTCCAAAGCCGACCTTTGCTTGGCCAGCTGCAGCGTGCGGTAGGTGGAGCTGTCTTGGCCCATCAAGGTGATTGTCATCCCCTGGATAAGCTCTTCCGTAGCTGGGTGCCTGAGTTCAAGCACAGAGCCTTCGTCAGCCTTGACAGGCTTCAGGTCATTCAAGTCCATGGCGCATCCTTTCTTTGCCACTTCATCCGGGTCGACTGGGAAACGGTGGATGAGTCCGCTTGTCGCGCCATGAACGCTATCCCAGTCGTCTCTCAGACCTTCAGGGTCAGCCGACCTTGATGATCCTGTTCTCGATCTCAAGCTGGGCTTCGGCCATGATGATCGCGTCCGCACCACCGACGTTGGTCTTGAACGACATGACCTGAGCGGTGAAGTATTGGACTTGGCCGTTGATCAGAGCGACCCTGACAGAGACGCTGCTGTCTGCGCCGGGAAGAGCCTCGCCAGCCGTCTTGAGGATGGCCTGTCCGGAGTCGAGCGAAGACACGGCCATGCTCAGCGAAACAGACCCGTAATTCACGGACCCTCTGCGCTTGTTGACGATGCCGGTCGAAAGCGGCGTGTGAGTGGCGAGAGCCGCCTCATGCCCGAAAGACGGGAGCTCAGTGAGCTGACCGCAAACGGCCCATGGCAGAGCAGCGAAGCCGGCACCGTCATAGGTGGCCGGGTCTGCAGCGGCAACCGAAACCGTGGTGCCAACGGAGGAGGAGATGGTCATTGTTGTTTCCTTCGGCTAGGATGTGTAGTGACGCTTAACTTCTTCAATACTCAGTCTTGCCATCCCAGCAGGAGCCTGCTTTGAATAGCCGTATTCAAGCCTTTCGATGTACGGCAAGTTGTTAGACAGCCAATACACGTTTCCGTAAGCACTATCCGCTATTTTGGTCTCTCTGGCAACCACTGATATTGCCGAACCCTCAATAACGTCGGTGGTGCGG